CCTACAGCACCGTTAGCAAATCGGTCAGAGTAGTATGGGTTTTCAATTTGCGCTTTACTGTTCATGAACTGATTGTCTACACGCGGCATTTGTGCGGAAGGTTGTTGGTATTGTTGTAACTGCCCCTGTTGCGCCGCCATAAGTTCACTTTGCATTTTTTGCTCTGCCCCTATTCTGTTTTGGGCAGAGACCCAATCTTGCATCTGTTGAGGAGAACGGCCTTGCATAAGCGGGTCAATTTCTCTCAATCCTTGTGAAACGGGTTGCTGGTACTGCTGCAACTGCTGCTGTTGCTGGTACTGCTGTTGGTATTGGGGCTGCTGATACTGAGGCTGTTGAAACCCGCCATACCCCATCATTTGATCAAAGCCACCAAACTGGTTGCCGTACCCCATCATCGGGTTAAACCCGCCGAAGCCGCCACCGTAGCCGCCAAATGCACCGAGGCCCATGGACATCATCGGGTTAAAGCCGCCCATACCGCCACCATAACCACCGAAGCCACCCATCATGGGGTTAAATCCCCCAAAACCCCCGCCAAAGCCGCCCATCATGGGATTAAACCCACCCATGCCGCCATAGCCGCCCATCATGGGGTTAAAGCCGCCAAAGCCCCCGCCAAAACCGCCAAGACCCGCATCCATACCGCCGTAGCCACTGACATTGAACGGCATCCCGCCGCCCCCGCCATAGCCGCCTTGCATGGAACCAAACCCGCCTAGGCCCGCGAACATGTTCATTCCACCGCCGCCCCCACCAAAGAGGCCGCCACCGCCGCCTCCGGCACCACCCATCCGTTGATTCAAAATGGACGAGTACCCACTCTGTCTTGAAGGGCCTGTAGAAGTAACTGAAGACGGGTACATCACATTCGTAGACGGCGCATTAGCAATAGAAGTCACGATCTGTATCCTCCGCCTTTCTCTTTGTACTTCTTAGCAAGAAGTTGGGCTTTTCTCGCGGACCACTGTCCTGCACCCGTGCCTTGCGTTGCCGAAGCTTTGATCGACTCAAAGAGCTTCTTCCGCATACCGGGCTTGGTGTAGTTACCAGCTTCGTTGACCTTGCTCTCGCCACCTTTGGAATAGGTCTTAATTGGTTTCCCAGTCCCGATCACGGGCTTACTGTCCCCGCGCCGTTTGGCACGAGGAACTTTCCTAGGAGCAATCATCCCCATGCCACGAGAGGCCATCATTAAACGAACTTCCCTCGGGTCTTACCCTTCACGGCGCAGCCATCAGCACGCTTGGACGCGGAGGAGCGGGCCATACCACCTTTCTTCATACCCGGTGCAGGGGGCGGAGTTGGTGTCGGCGTAGGTCTATCCATCATGTCAATGCTCAGACCCGGAGCGTACTTCTCCGCACGTTCCATTGCCTCACGCGCTCTTTTTTCCCGTTTGCGATCTCGTACTCGCTTGCTGGTCGGGCCAGTTGAGTAGCGTGGGTTATCCATTAGCACTTACCGCCGTAGTTCATTTTGACGATCTTGCCCTTGGTCTTGCCCTTGCTGGCAATGCCGTCAGCAGCTTTGCGAAATACCGAACCGCCACCCGAATAAGACATACCGCCACCGGCCATCTTCTTGACCATTGCACGGCCCATCGTGTCAGCCGAACGACGCTTCATAGCGCGACCGGCTTTGTCAGCCATCTCGCTCATCTCGTGCTTGATCATGGACTTCGGAGCGCCTTTCTTTTTCATAAAAGACACTTCCTTCTTCACCATCGCCTTAGACTCTTTCATAGATCCTCCAGAACCAAATTTGCGACCCTTGTCAGCCTTCATGAATTCTTCCCCAACTTTTTGAGGAATTCCAAGACGCTTGGCTGCTTTCGGGTCATTCGCAACCAAAGCCATCAAACGGTGTTGTTTTCCAGATTTACTGGGCACGGTGTTGCTCCACAAGCCGGTCAATCTTCTGCTCCAGACGATCTAGCCTGTCGAGAAGAACTTGAGAATCGGCACGGACTTCCATCCGCGTAACGTGATCACGCGCCACTTCTTCACGGGTCTTGTTGAGAAGGATATTCAACCGAGTAATTTCTTCTGATTTTTCCTTCATAACGTAACCTATGAACGCCACAATCCCGCTAAGTACGAGATTCCAAACGAGCATGTCCATGATTTAACAGTTCCATGCACGTAGGGATTTATTAATACGGCTGTTCGGATCGTTGGCTGTCTTAGCACTCGTCAGCTTTTTCTTCATGCCCGACATACGAGCGCAGAATGATTTCTTACGAGGCCCACCTTCAGGCTGCGGTCTTTTCAACCCCGGCTTACCGGGATTGGCACGGTTATAGGAAGCTCTGCCTTTGGCATTTAAACCGCCAGCAGGATTTTTGCCTTCTTTCCGTTGCCACGCAGGGGTCTTAGCCATAAATCACCATCGTTGACACGACGGCTGACGGGACGATGTAGATACTGGTCTGGAAGAGCAGACCCTCACCGGGTAACAGTACGTAGTCCGGCGCAGTGGAACTTGCCTTGGTGTTCACTGCAATCTTGACCGGGCCGCTTGCCCCACCGTCATAGAACGTCACGGTGCCTGCGCCGCTATCTGGGACGATGTAAATCGCCTTTACGCGAGAACGACCGATAACTAGGCTATTTTGATCCAGCAGGTCGCCAGCAGCCGTGGCGACCTTACTAGCAAGGACATCTGTTTGCATTGCCATCCTAAGTCTCCTGTAATGGGTAAAGGGGGCTTAGTGCCCCCCTACGAAATCCTTACGGGACGAGACTGGCGTACAGACCGATGTAAAGCGTGGTGCTGCCGATGATAACCGGGATGCGACCTGCCTGAACCGATACCGTGCCCGACACCGAACCCGTGGTCAGCTTAGTGCTGCCAATCGTAAGTGTCGTGCAAAGCAGGTTGGTGATGACGGCGGAATTGCCAGCAATTGGGCCTTCAAAGCCATTATCGGATACAACTGGACCGGTAAATCGTGTCTGAGCCATCACAGAACTCCTTTTAAATGTTGGTACTTCAACGCTAGCCTACGTACCGAACTTATGTCTGCTCCAAGTCTTCTAGCACGTTCAGCGTACGTTAGGCTAGGATTGTCTACAATAAATTTTATCTTAGCCACAAATTTTGGGTCCGAGTAATTCCGTGCCATATGCGCCCTAGACAGGGTTTCCCTGTACTCTGGGCTACGATAGTCAAACGTACTAGCCCTTCTACCTAACCGAATACGTTCTCGCGCTTCTTCAGAATGGCTTTTGCCCCGCATAGGCGCTTTAGCAAAGTCTGCAATGTTGTAAACCGTAGGCTCCTCAAACCATGCATCGCCTTGCAGGAAGGAGTTTTCTAACCGATCCAACTCCTCAAGGTCATTGCATTCAATCTCTACGGCACCGTAAAAAGCCTCTGCACCGTACTTGTTATACGCGTTTTGTAGATGTGGGTTTGTGTGTTTGTCCCACCGAAGAAGCCGAAAATGCTCTTTCAAGCGTTTTTTAACACGCTGCGATTGTCCGACATAGCATTGCCCAGTCACCTTATTGACTATCTTGTATATACCACAGACATCAATTTTATATGGCATGTACTAGACCATAAGACCTTATTTATGCCATGTCAAGTTATAAATCTAAAGAACCCGTAAACCCCACAACGTGTATCTCTTAGCAAAAAAGAAGGGGGCCGAAGCCCCCTTCCCAAACACGTAAGTGCTTGATTTATCAGGACGAACCGGGCGAACCGAACATGCCCAGAGGATCAGACCATCCGAAAGAATACCTCTCGCGGCTCTTATATCTGACATTTCCAGTATCGAAATCTCCGTCCATGGAGTTCTGGAGCGGCGTACGGACAAAGTGCTTCATGCCGTTCGGAACGTCGGTCGTAAGGAACCAAGCGTTCGTGTCAGTCAAGAAGTGGTTGACCGTATAGCCTTCCGGAATCGATCCCATCGCCTTCAACGCGTTGATGTCGTTGTCAGCGGTGGCAACGCGGAGTTCCGTATCGAGGAGTCGCTTTGCAGTGAACATCAATGCCGGGGGCACGATGAGCTTACGAGGCTTCGCCGCGATCAGGAGTCCACGCTCGTCGGTCCAACCAGCGATCTGAATAACCGCAGCCTCAAGCGAAGTCTCGTTGAGGTCAGAGGCCGTCAGACGGTTGCTGTTTGAACCGCCGGAGACAAGCGGGTGATCCGCCGCAAACAACGCCTTGCCGTCACCGCCCGGATAGGACGATGAGAAGCCGGTGTTTAGGACCGAAGCCGCTTTGACTTGCTTCGTGTACGCCATCGCTCGGGCGAGCGCCTTGGTGTATCGCTTGGACAGCGAATCGTACAGGTTGTCTTCAACCGCCTCTTCCGTGATGGAGAAGC